AAGCCTCTGTTTATTCAGTAAGTGGATTAGGAGGAACATCTGCTCTTGGTAATGAGAGTGTAGTGGGCTCTGCGTTAGTTGTTGAAACAGGACTTACTGGAACTACGGCGTTAGGTAATGAAAGTGTTGTAACTAGTGTAAGCATACAAACTACTGGAACTAATTTAGGAGCGACAGGTGTTTCTGGCGATGAGACAGTTAGTGCTTCTGCACTTGTAACTGAAACCGGCCTTGTAGGAACAATAGGTTTTGGTGATGAACAAGTAGTTGGAACTGCCTTAGTTACTCCTACGGGACTAGGCGCAACTGGCTCTATAGGCTCTACTGTAATAGAATCAAAATATGCAGTAACTGGTTTTGAATTGACAAGTGGGCTTGGAAATGAGAATGTATATCAAGATGTGGTGCCAAGTCAGACACCTAATTATGTAAGTGTAAGTGGTGCGACAACTGAGTATACTAATATAACACCAAGTCAAACAAAGACTTGGGTTGAAATAAATAAGGCGGCGTAGATGGCAAGTAGCTTTTCAAGTAATTTAGGCGTTGAAATCATGGCATCAGGCGAAAAGTCTGGTACATGGGGTGACATCACAAACTTTAATTTAAATATTGTAGACAGGTTAGTGTCATTAGGTGATTTGACTGCAAGTGATCTAACAACTGATTTGAGGATAAGAGCCGACTCACCAACTTCTGGGCAGAGTAATGTTCAGACAGGTATGTTTTCCGTAGTAAATGTAAAAGATAGTGGGTCTGATTTAGGTGGTAATAACGCGGTAAGCATTGTCCCAAATACTTCTTCAAGATTTTTTGTAATTAAAAATAGTCTAACTGGGTCAAGAAGTGCTATAATATCACAAGGTTCTGGGAGCACAGTTACAATAGCAAACGGTAAAACAGATATTGTTTTTTGTGATGGTGCTGGATCGGGAGCAGCAGTTACCAGTGTTGGTGACTCATTACAATTAGTAAATAACCCGGCACTTGCAGACGAAGCGACAAGTCTTGCAATTGCTTTAGGATAGGAGAAAAAAATGGCAGATGAAGCTATAGCAACCATACAGGTTAGTGTCTTGCCTGATGAGATAAGAAAAACTTTATCATCGACAATGACAGTTACACCTGCTGATGCTAATGATAAGTTTTATTACAAACTTACAAGTGTATCAAATTCAAGCACTGATTTAATTGCTGGTAATTATTTAGATTACACTGCGGTAGATGATGACACTGCACCAACTGCGGTTGCAACTGGTGATAAAGTTAAATTTTTATTTATTAAAAATGTTGATACTAATAGTAGAAGTATTTTTATTGTATTAGACGCAGGTACCGCAGCAAGTGATGCAGGAGACGGTATTACGATAGGACCTAATGAATTTTTCTGTGCAAGACTTCCTAATACTACGGTAGCTGATATACACGCTATATCCTCTGCTTCAACAGCAGAAGCAATAGTAGTTGCTCTATTAGATGATGTAGGTTAAGGAGGTGTAAATGGCTAATACTTTTAAAAACAAGGTATATAATGGCACCTCAAGCACATCTGCCAGTGCAGAGATGCTTGTATACACTGTACCTTCTGCAACAACAACAGTTGTCATAGGACTTACATTAGCCAACACAAGTTCAGCACAAATAAACGCAAGTATTAAACTTAATTCTACTGAAACGGTGTTTTTAGCAAAAGACATACCTATACCGGTTGGAAGTAGTTTTGAATTTATGGCTGGTAATAAAATAATTATGGAAACTGGGCATACATTGTCGGTTATTTCAAGCGGAGCTAATAGTTTAGATACAGTAGCGAGTATAATGGAGATAACATAAAATGCCCTATATAGGTAATACCTCAGCAGACAGATTTGTAGCAGCAAAAGCAGCCACGCAGTTTTCTGGTGACGGTTCTACTGTTGCATTTACTTTGGAACATTCAGTGGGGTCTGATGAAGACATACTTGTTTCTGTAGATGGTGTTGTACAAGAACCATCTGTAGCATATGCAGTAAGCAACGGAACAACACTTACATTCACTGCCGCACCATCAAGTAACTCAGGTAATAATATCTTTGTGTATTATTTGTTTAGAACAGTAGGTACAGTAAGTCATCCAAGTAATAATGCTTTGGAAGCTACTAGTGCTACCTTTAGTGGTGATGTTACTATCCCTGATAAAATAATACATAGTGGAGATACCAATACAGCTATAAGATTTCCTGATGCTGATACAGTATCATTTGAAACTGGTGGCTCGGAAAGGGCAAGAGTGGACTCAAATGGAAGTATATTAGTAGGAACAACTAGCAATGACTCTGCAAATCTTGGTGCAAGAATGAAGTCAACTGGTCGTGTAGATGCTACAACTAATGGTGGTGTTTGCTCTATTATAACTAGATTAAGTAATGATGGAACTTTAGTTCAGTTTAAGAAAGATACAACAACTGTAGGAACTATACAGTCCAATGGTGGAGTAACTATAGATATAGATGGGGGTGGGGATAGAGTAGGTTTGGCATTTACAGGAGATTCACTCCTACCTCGTAAAAATGGTTCTTTATCAGACGATACTAATAATTTGGGAGATGGTTCAAGACGTTTTGATAATATTCATGCAACCAATGGCACAATCCAAACATCAGATAGAAATGAAAAGCAAGACATAGAAGAACTTAGTGATGCAGAAAAAAGAGTTGCTGTAGTTGCAAAAGGTTTAATGAGAAAATTTAGATGGAAGTCTAAAGTTGCAAAAAAAGGTGATAAAGCAAGGACTCACTTTGGTATTATAGCACAAGACCTTGAAGATGCCTTCAAAGCAGAAGGTTTAGATGCAAGTAAGTATGCAATGTTTTGTTCTGATACTTGGTGGGAAAAAGAAATATCTGTAGATGCAGTAGAAGCAGACGAAGAAAAAGGTATAGAAGCAAAAGATGCTTACACATATATGGACACTAAAGAAGAAGCTACTGAAGGCTACACAAAAAAGACTAGATTAGGTGTAAGGTACAGTGAATTACTAGCCTTTATCATATCGGCTATATAGGAGTAACAAATGGCATTAACAAAAGTAGAAGCTGACATGGTAAATTTAGGTGCAGATCTAGCACTGTTACATACTACAACAGTTACAAGTAATGTTGGCGAAGTGCAAATAGATGGTCATTTTACATCAGCATTTAAGGTTTATAAAATTATAGGGAGTAATATACACTCAGCAGGTAATGCAGTTTTATTAAATATGAAATACATGAGTGGTGGTTCTCTTATCACTGGTAGTGTTCATAAGTCTATTCAAATAAAAGCAGTTAGTAATTCATCTACTTTAACAGGTGTAAATGAAGCAGGTGATACAGAATTTGCCAATGCAGGAGGGCAAAAATTAGGTGACCAAGCAGGTGAACACACAAATTTTGAATTAACACTTTTTGACCCATTAGCCACTGATAATTTTAAATGTTTTACTAGTATTACTATGACTGCTGATTCAGATGGAAATGCAAGATTATTGCATACAGGTGGCTATTATAATAGTGGTCAAGCTGCGTTAAGTGGAGTTGAATTTTCTTTATCAAGTAGTGATAATATTGCAAGTGGTGTTTTTAAATTATATGGATTTAGATGATGACTAAGTACAAAATGGTAAATAACAAATTAGTTGAATATACTGCTGATGAATTAAAAGAACGAGAAGCAAAACAAAAGGCTTGGGCAGATGGACAAGCGGATAGAGATTTAGCTGATTTAAGAGAGCAAAGAAACAACTTATTAGCTGAAACAGATTGGATGGCTAATTCAGATGTTACAATGAGTGATGAATGGAAAACTTATAGACAATCACTTAGAGATATAACTAAAACTTTTAAGTCAATGAGTGACAAAGACTTTAAGTTTCCAGAGAAACCAACGGAGTAACGCATGGCATACATAGGAGTCAGTCCATCTAACGGAGTACGTAGGGTTCACACCTACACTGTATCTGGTTCATCAACTGACACATTCAGTGGTGCAGGTGCAGAGGGTACATCCTTGAGCTACAAAGACAGTAACTTTGTAGATGTGTATCAAAACGGTGTAAAGTTAG